CCATCAAAATTAAATTCAGCCATTTTTTACCCCTTAACCAATTAGGCCAAGAATACCGCCAATGCCAGCACCAAGCGCTGTGCCAACACCTGGCACAACACTGCCTAGTTTTGCACCAGCCAAAGCACCACCAAGAGCGCCAGCACCGACATTCTGACTGTATGGAGTCTGTGCCACCATGCCAAGATTGGCAGGCTGCGCACCCAGTGAAGACTGGACCACACCCAGACGCTGGAGGCCAATATTGCGGATCGCATCCATTTGCTGCTGGTCCAAAGCCTGACGCGCACCACCAGCACCCATGACAGCTTGAGCGCCACCAAGACGCAATGCTTGTTGCTGTGCAGCCAAATTACCTAGCTGGCTTGCACCGCCAAGCCGCAATTGCGCACCTTGCAAGCCTGCTTGCTGATTGGCAATGTCGGCTGCTGACATCCGATTGATGTCGGCCTGCTGCATGGCCATTGCCTGGTTGAATGCTTGCTCGTTTAATGTTGCCCCAAGGTTGCCAGCCTGCTTGGCAAAGCCAAGATTGGTCAAGCTCTCGGCCACACCTTGACGTGATCCACCAAAAGCCTTGGCAGCGTTGGCACGCTCACCCATCTGCTGGATAGCAGTCTGGCGTGAAGACTCCAAGTCAGCCAATGCGTTCTTCTTCACCATCTCTGAAAAAGGATTCATGTAAGAGCCAATAGTGCCTGGACCTTGTCCAAGGCCCAGATTGGTCTGCTGCGCTGTGATCTGGCTGGGCTGATAGACACCGCCATATGCAGCCATTTGGGCTGCCAAGTCAGTGCCAGTAATGCCTGGGCCAGCGAGGGCCGTGTTGACCAGAGCCTCCTCGCCTGCCTGATACATGGGGTTGTACCCAGCAAACTGCTGGACCGGCAATGCACCGGCAACCCCTTGGGCCTGCTGGAAGTTGGCCAAGAATGCTTCTTTGATCTGAGGATCAATGGAGCTTGTTGATGTAGTTGTTCCACCTTTTGACATATCGCCACCTTATCCGAGTAAAGATTTAATTTTCTTGGCAGGGACTTTGCCCTCATTGATCATGTCCAGAAGTCCACGGCCATACTTATTGACTGCTGACTTTTTGATCACGTATTCGCCCATATCAAGATTGACAGCGCCATCATCTGGTCCAGGGGGATTCATGCCAAACATGAGGCCACCATGGACCATGCCGCCTTTGGCCAAACCATCAGAGATTTGACCAGGGGCTTCCGCTGCCAGTCTGTCTGCCTCTTGGGTTGCAATTGTCTTTGCAACATTAGCAGCTTCAATCTTGTCATACAGTCCTGGGTCATATCCACCCATGGGTGTATTGGTCACAAAGTTTTGATAAGGGTTTGTGAATGGTTTCATCTGGCCCATGATCTGAGAGTATGGGGATGCACCACCAGCTGTCACGGCAGGGTTAAATTGAGCGCCAATGGGGATGGACTGGAAGTTAGCGAATGAGCCGCCAATGCCCATGTTTGCACCAGGCTGTGCCGTTGGTGGTGTGTAAAACTTGCCACCAGCATTATTCTGAATCCATGACAAATCTGCATCTGTCAGATTAAACATATTTTTTGCCTGGGCCGATGTCACCTGATTCTGGGCCAACAGACTATTGAGCAAGGCAATGTCACCATCCTTGTATGCCTTTTCAAGCTGGGCATTCAATGCCGTATTGGTGGTTGGTGTTGTGACGGGTGGCTTGACCACAGGTGGAGTGACCACCGGAGGCTTGACCACTGGTGTTGTCACTACAGGGGGAGTTACCACAGCTGGTGGAGTCACCACAGGCGTTGTGACCAATGGTGGCGTGACAGCTGTGGGAGTTGTGAGTGTGGGAGTTGTGACTATAGGAGTCTCAAGCAATGAAGCAAGGCGTGTAGCCTCTTGCTGCTGGCGCGTAGCCAATTCTGCTTGGGCTGCTCTCTCATAAGCCAAGTCAGCCTCAGTTGTTGGCGCTGCCGCTTCCATGCGTGCCTGCACACTCGCAGGCGTGACACCAGTAGCCTTTGCAAGATCGCCAGCACTGATGCCGTACTGATTCATGCCAATTTCAATCTGGGCATCGCTTAAACCTTGAGCTTGAGCCTTCAAAAACTCATTGCGAATCTGGTTGTAGTATTGCTCTTCAGTGCTGCCGTTATTGAGCGCCCAATTTAGTGCTGCTGAAATTGCCATAGTTATCCCCTAAAGTTCCTTTGCCATTACAGTCCATTGTGGGCTGTAACCCTCATCTTTTAAAAATGTCTTTGACCAGCCTCTTCGGCCTGCCAAGGTCACTCTGGTGCAGCCAATAGACTTGCCCCAGGATTCGATCAATGGTCTCATCCGTGAGAGTTCATCTAGGTCGCCACCAGCTAAGAAGTAATGCAAATTCTTCAGCTGCGGGTAGACAATGATCTCTGTCAACACCACCGAGTCTTTGGCCGGCCACAGCTGCAATCTGTGATCTTGGACCATCTCAGCGACATCGTCAAAATTATGTGTGCCTCCAGAGTATTCTAAGGCAGCCTCCACATGGTGGCGCAGCCTCTCCAATTGTTCTTGGTCGCTCATCTCTTTCCAGAGGGGATGGCATCGAGCCTCATCACCCCAATGCGCCAGTCAGCCAATACCGCACCAGTCACCTTCACATTGACCTGGCGAGCCGCAAAACGCACATCAGTGGGATTGGCTGCCGTGTATGGCCCAAATGTAGATTGTGCTGCTGTCGGGTAGTTTCTGGTTTTAAATGAAACCACCGCCTCACCCAAGGTCTGCTCATCTGGGACAACTTGGCGCACCGACATGATGTTGTCGCCATTGCCCAATTGCACTGGACCAGACTCAGCGTAGACGCTGGCATCGTCATAAGAGAAACCCACCTCATGCTCATAGACGTACCCGTCAGTGGACACGGCCATGGGGTTGGTAAACACTCCGGCATCAGTGCCAGCAGTACGGGCCAATGAGCCTATGTTCCAGTGGTTTTCACGATAGTTGAAAGTGACATAGCTGTCATTCTCATTGCTGCCACTGCTTGGGTAGTACCACCAAATCTCACCATATTGGCTGTTATGGACCGCATAGACCTTGGATGACTGATTGAAGTTCATATTGCCAAAGACATAGTCCGACACATCACTTGGCAGTGGCTTGACGTATCCGTCATAAATCCAGAAGCCTGCCTTGCTCATCCAAATGGCAGCAGTGTCAATGGCCGCCACAGACTGGGCCGAGATGAGACCGCATCCACTGCCAGCCTTCTCAAAGCCATAGACAAATGGAGCGCCCACATACTGGGCCGTGTGGACATCCACATCTGTAAACAATAGATTGATACCCTTGACCCGCTTGCCGGCAATGAGAGTGCCAGGCGTGGCCAGCTCATAGTCTCCAGCCTGGTTGTCGGCTGCCGGTGTCCAAAGGGTATTGTTCTCTTGGTCGCACCACTGCACTTTTCTTGGGTTGCCACCAGCGCCAAGGGCAAACATGATTCGCTCGGCAGTCACCAAAACCGCCTTATTGCTTGTAGGCGCGTTGGTAATGACCGCGGCCAATGTGGGTGTCGTGAAACCTAATTGCCACTCATAGAGCTTGCCATCGGCATTGGAGCAGGCAATTAAATACTCACCCCATGTGTCCATGGACCATGTGGTGGCCGGTGTGATTGATCCCAAATCAGGTCTGGCCACACCATAGCTGAATTTGCCGTAGTCACTGTAGCCGTAGCCCGTCTTGACAATGGCATCGGCAACACCGGCTGTAAAGCCACTCGGTGTGATTTCCTTGATCGTGCCAGACTCGCTCATGGCGTAGAGCTTGGAGTGCGTGCCAAGGCCGGTCCAGCGGGTGGCGCTGTTGTCGCGCCAGTTTAAGAAGCCTCGGCACATTCCAGTCATCTGCTGAGATGAGCGCTTTCTCCAGCCACCCATGGGCCGCAAAGTGTTCTCGTACCAGCGCACCAAGTTTGCGTCAAACCATCGGCCTGCTGACTGGTACTCTGTGCCGTTTCTGTAGATGCCTGGTGGTAATTTGAGTGGTATGTACATGATGGCAATTATGTTGGTTTGTTTGAGACAAATGTCATTGTCGCAATAAGTGATGCCGTTGAGGGGTAATTGCCTGCTGCTGGGTAAGCCTGAATCGTCACCAAAGTGTTGTCAGTCTCCCACCAAAGCTCGACATAATCATTTGCGTTCAAGCTCAAAAAGTAGTTCCAGCCGACCAGTGCATGGCCATCGACTGACCCATGCTTGCTTGCGACTGCAAAAAATCCAGTTGAGCCAGTCACCACAGTCCCATTGATCTTGAGCCAGACCCTGACATCATGGTCCTGAGAGTCGGTGTTTTCAAACTGGCCAGACCACTGCAAATTCCAAATGCCAGAGTCAACCACTGTGATGCGTGAATTGCTTGCGACACTCACGCCATTGGCGTAGTCGACAGTATTCAGTGTCATGGCATAGGCCGTGTTGGCCGCTGCCGCAGTCTGATCCACAGTGCTTTGAAAAGCCCCATAGGGGTTGTTCATAAACTTACCGCCCTTTGGTCCAAACAATGAGCCAAGGATGGTGGTCAGCTTTCTAAAGTACCCATTCAAAGAGCCATAGTTCTCATTAAAATGCCTGCGCTCATACCCTTCTGGGGGGAAGCCCAGACTGGGTATCGATGGGGTCTCTAATTGCTGCTTTGTGGTCATGGCCAATTATGTCAGGACAGACAGTGCATGGTTGATGTGTTTGATGCGGTCGTCTAGGCCGATGAACCCGCCATTGATCTTTTTGGTCATGGTCCGGTAGTCTTGGGAATCCGCATACTGGTTGAGCTTGTGGGTGTCCCAAAACCAGCCGGCAGTCAGCGCTGCATACTGGGGCGTGGCCACCAGCTCGGGCTGCATGATCAGGTCCACGCCAAGCGCCTTGCCTGCGTGGTGGTAGTTGGCTGACCCTGTGAGCTGGATGCACCCACGGCCTCGA